AGAATCGAGTCCCCCGCGAAAAGAACTTAAAGAGAATCGAGTCCCCCCCCGCGAAAAGAACTTAAAGAGAATCGACGCCAATGTCATCCTCCATCGTCTATTTAAGCGACTGTACCCCCTTATACACCACATTAGGTGCTCCAGCGCGCATAACCGGAGTTATATTTACTCCATTAAACAGTTCCATCCGTCTTGAATGGTCGCCGCCACCTAATAGCGAAAATGTGCTCGTTGACTCCTATATAATTCGGTATAAGCTAGCCGGGGCACCTCTCACACATACCCTCGCTGAATTGGTGTCTTTTTTCCCTGTCATCACTGTCACTGGACTCGCTAATGGAAATTTATACGATTTTTGGGTGGTCGCCAAGAACCGTTTCGGCGAAAGTCCGCATTCGCCGACCGTAACTGTCGCACCTGGCGCAGCGCCGTCATCTTGTCAGTTTGTGCGCCGGGCGTATCATACTACCATTTCAGGGGACGGTATTGCGGTTGATACCCCTCAAAAGGTCGGTTTGGAATTCACGCCGCCTATTATCCAAAATGGCGCATCGCCGCTTGTGTTTACGGTAAAATATACGCATATCGCCGGCGGAAGTACTGATACATCATATGTTATTGTGGATAGCGTCCAACCTAACACACAGGTTATGAGAGACGCATCCAACAATCTCGCCATCAAAACAACTGGCGTCAAGGGGAACTATATACGAAAGGACATCGCGATACCTACTACCGTCGGCGGAATTGCGAGCGGGGAGTACCGCTTTGAAGTATTCACGACCAATATATACGGGATATCATCCGCTCCGGATATATCGTTCGTCGTTCAGTTATACTCTATTACGGACTCGGCGGGCCCGCCGCCTGTTCATCGTTTCACCGCACCGTCGTTTGCGTCCTATAGTATCCCCGCAAATGCGGGTGCTCTCGCGGTAGACGCAAGCGATTCATCTATTCGGTTTCGTTGGAATCAGTATCGCGGCACTGACGGAACTGGAAGCACTGGTGTTAACGCGTACGCGGGATGGTCGTATCGTATTCAATACACCGACGATAAAGACTACTGGTATTATCCACCCGTAACTGTGAATACGCCAAATACCGCGAAATTTCCAGAATATACCCGCGCATACGACCGGGTGAGTTCTGGCGCTGGGACGGCGGCGTTCGAATACTCCATTGATATCAGTCGTAATGTCGTCAATGGACGTCGGTATTATGTCAGATATTGCGTCATAAATGCGTCAGGCGATACGAGTGAATACACGCAAGTCACCGATACAAATCTCGGATTGATTTCGGGTGTTCCTGGAAGGTTGCCGCCGCCACCGCCTATATTCCGCGCATCAACAGATGACCGCCTCGTCCGTCTCTATTTCAATTGGGCGGAATCAGGGAAACCTCCTAGTTTAGATGAAACAGGCGGTCTGCCTATATTGGATTATCGAATCGAGAGATATATTGTATCGCGTGACGGTGGTATTTTCACGATTTCGTCTACCCCCAATGCCATATTTGAAAATATAGCAGGTCCATTTTACGAAGACCAATTCGATATGAGGTTTAACGGGGTTGAATATTATTATCGGATATTTTCGCGAAATGCGTTCGGACTTTCCGTTCTTTATACTAGCGTAACCGCCATTCCTACACGTCCGTCGGATATTGTCTGGGGTGTTAGGTCTGCCGTAGATAACGGACAGATAACGCTTGAGTGGAATCCGCCCAATGAACTAGATGAAGAGACACCCATCGTCCAATATTATATCGCATATCGCATATATGATATTTTTTCGATTCCCTCTATACCGCCTGCGAATATCGTTGGCACGATTTCAAATACGAATACACTTTCAAATACCATCCAAGATATGAATTCTATTCTCGTGGATGACGTTCTGTGGGCGAGTTTAACTACGACGGTTGTTGAAACATTTACAAACTCTACGAACTTGTCGTATACGATTCGGGACCTTATTAATAGGACGCCTTATGTATTTCGCGTGGCCGCAGTTACCCAAGACAGTATGCGGCGTAAATTAGTCGGTTTGTTAAATGTTATCGGGGAGGATAGTCCTTATTTACCTAGACCTACGATTATCGGTAAGGTGCCAGCCCGGATGACAAATGTGGAATACGAGAACGGGGACGGCTCTGTTATAATAAAATGGGCGAACGCGGATGTCCGTAATACAGAAGAGATTATACGATATATCGTGGATTATCGTATTGCTTTGTCGAATTCGGAGTATTCACGCCAGACTTTTGAATATGCGAATAGCGTCGTATTTAACGATGGCAGTAGTAGTGTATCGTTTATAGTATATGTTACTGGTTTGAATAATAATGTTCCATCAAGTGTAGATACCAGCAATAATAGTTACGAAATGGTGATTTATGCTGAAAATTCGATAGGTTATACGAATGGAACCGACCGAATTGAATTACACGAGGATTTGGTATTTACAGATGTTTATGAGGGACTTACGATACCGCGTATTGTGCGTCCACGGACGATTCCTTCGGCTATTGCGGAAGTGCATGCGACGTCGGTATAGCGTCGCGGCGGCGGCGAGCGTTTTACAATATTTTTATTATGTATAGATGGCAACCATCACACCTATACTTACAAATTTCAATGTCGCACCGCGCGCGTATGGAACTGCGCCGTTTGATTTAACGAACCCTACGTCAACAAATACAAATTCAGCTGCTACATTTACATTTACAAGTAGTAATACAGCGGTCGCAGACATATCGGGACGAACCGTAACCATTATTAGCGCAGGACAAACCGTAATAACCGCGAGACAAGCCGCAACACCGGAATATTCATCCGCTGATATCTCGGCGAATTTCAACGTAATTTACGCGATTCCGCACAAATCATTTGATGATATATCCTTTGGACTGATCGCGCCAACGTCTACTAATCCAGGTGAATTTACATTTCGAAGTCTAACTACCGATGTCATATCCGTATCGGGTATCATTGCGACGATAAAACGTGTCGGACGCGCACGAATTGAAGCAATACGGATACCTGTACCTGGCACATTAAATGGTAGTGAAAGCTTCGTGGCAGAATTTGATGTTCTCACGAGTATCGTTCGTGTCGGAGTTCAGAATCAGATTGATTTATCGTGGAATATACCCATCCAAAATGGCGCAACCATTAAGAATTATTTTTTTTACGTAGAAGAGCGCACGAGTAGCATCGTGCCCGCGCCAGCCGTATCTACAATGGTTACTACCGTGTCACCAAAAAACGGGTCGTATTATTCTTACGCATTACCGACGCCGTATTCCGCGCAAATCATATCGGCGGATGGTAACCCAACCGGTATCGACGTGAATTCAACCGTACAGTTTAATATCAATACCGCGCTTATATATACAAATAAAAATTACATTGACCTAGGATATTATGGCGAAATAGAAATCAATTGGGAATATCACGACGACCGACCTATTGCGGCACTTAAACCGGATTCGGTTGCCTCTACTACGATGACGTTATCGTTATGGAAGGATGCTGGCGACGGACGTGTTAATTTGATATTGAATAACACGCGTATTTATAACTCCGATATAAATTGTCTCGGTCCTCGACCGCAAAATAATCAAAAAACAATGACCGATATTTTTACGATTGCGTTTGATTCGACCGCGCACAGAGCATTGAAATACCTGAAACCCACCGATATTGTATCTGGCACAGTCCAATTGTCGAGTGTTTCTTATGTCTCCGCATCAAATACACTTCTCGAATATAGTATTCTTGTTAAGAGTATTCGTATTGCGCCTTTCCGGTTTCCAATCACGAGAGATTTTACAACACTAGGATTTGGATTGGGGGATTCGGCTGTCGGGGCGGGATTTGCGGTTTCAACGGTAAACGCAAGCGCGCCACTCGCTGCGGGGGGGATATTGTATCATATGCCGAAAATGACGAGGTCGATGTCGGATTTTAATCAGGCATCATGGTCGTTTTCGTTGAACTATGCGGCGAACCTTACACGTCTTGAGACAGATATATCATATTTGCCCGTGAGTGGGGGTCTCATTACAAACTTAAATATCCCGTATACGTTGAGGATTCGCGGGTATTCACGTCCTTATGCGCGACTAATATTGGACCCAGCCGTCGTTCAAGCGTATAACACGCCCAATGTTTCCATTTTTTTGACATACGTGGACGACGCCGCATATAATACCCGACAGCTTTTTGACGTCTCGTTACACGACGTCGCGACATACGCGCAGTTGGCGGCGGGGGCGGCGACAGCGGTTACGCGGACTTTTGATATATCTGGTGCGTCTGGATTTCATCCGTTTTCGTCCACACAAGACACATCACATACACAATTTGTTTTCTTATTTAATTTGACAATATCTGATCCTAGCTATAATGCGTATTTTCAGTCGATTACGTCGGGTGCGACCGCTGACGCCGACGCATTTCGGGTGAAAATATTGTCGCAAACAATGACACCTCGACAGGAATACCAATTCGCAGGCCCAGACCCAACAATTACTTCGTCCAATTCGTTGACAAGCGCGACGAATACGTTATACAGTATCGTCAATCCTTATACGAATATACCCCCATTTTTTCGGTTTTACAATTTGACAAATGGCGTGTTTTATTCATACAAAATTGCGTCAAATAATATTAGTGGCACAACCACCTTTTCCGAGTCATTTACTCGACGTTGTGGGTCGGTCCCAAACACGATTACGAATTACAAGAATAGCGACGACGCTAATTCATTGAAGATAGAATCTGAAACTACAACAAATCAAGTTAATATTTTCTGGGATAAACCAGCGTTTAGCGGGTATGACATTCATTATTTCGTTATTCAAACGGCGATTGATATTTCTGGGGAGTGGCTGAATATTTTGGACTATACGCCCGATATTTCGCATAATTTAATAACATTTGACGAATTTCAAGATACAACCGTTCCACTCGGCCTAGAAACGCAGACAAACTACAACAAAACCATCAATACGTATACATATAAATCTGCCGCATCCGCGGTGGCGTTTACGCAACGGACCGGTGTTCCTGTTGGCGTGAGCGGTAAACTAATCAACGGATACAAGTATTATTTTCGTATAGCAAGTGTGAATGAACTCGGATATTCTATGTATTCGACGGTGCTGACGGGTATTCCGTTTGCTGTTCCAACGAACGCACCCATTGAGTTTATAGGTAATCCGATTGTTGGCGACCGCTTGGTCTATCTTACCTGGAAAATACCGAAAGATGATGCCGGTTCACCAATATTGAACTACGTTATCGACTACGAAGAGTTTTCTGAGACTACTGGGTTGTATTCAAACAAGACGCGATATAAAATAGATACGGATGAACCGCTACAGATTATACGCTCAACCTACCCTTTCGACGATTTTCGTAGAGTATATGCGGGATACAAAAATTTCGCGTCGCTGTCTTCTTCAAAACAGACCGAAATATCTAATTTGCGGTCGTTGTTGACGAAGTATATCATTCCGCCAGCACCTATTATCATTAACAATGCTGATTATAATTATAATGTGAGTCAATCTGTGAATCCAAACAATGGCGTGCGACTAACGTATGACTCGAGTGGATTTTCGTTTATTAGCTCGGAACTTACCCAGAATGTCTTTGATATTTCGAATATTCAACTGAAGTGGTATTATTCTAGCGACCCAACAACTCCCTGGATAAACGACGAGACAACGGTATCATTTCGTATGTCTGTAACCGGGCACTTGAAAGCTGTAAGCGGGAGTGGCGCACAAGATATCAGTAATATTTTTTATATTCCTGGCGATTCCACGACGGGGGTCACATATACAGTCACGCGGGCGAAACTAGACCTCACACCTGCTGGCGCATACAAATATATTGACTATACCAACGGAAATATCATCTCGGGCAATTCGGCTTCATCGACTCCCAAACTATATATTCCAGCATTTCCGTTGATTGACGCGTCCAATAATTTTCGGCGGTATAAGCTAGAAGTTGTATACCAAATAACATATATTTCACAGATCACAAACAAATTTATATTGTATTCTGGGCCGATTGTTATCAATGGAGTCGCGCCTGTTCGCACTGGCGCAGACATACATACGCGGTTAACATTGAAATTACAGAGCAATGCCAATTCGCCGTTTGTAAACGGTAAAAAATATCGTTTCACGATTACGCCGTTTAATATCAACGAATATTTTCCTGACCCCAGTAATAATAATAAAGTGGAAGTGCGTATCGGCATAACGAATTCGGACCCCATTACGGATATGAGTTATTCTCTCATTTCTACCAGTCTGGGCGGAAAGGTGCGTCTTCAATGGAAGTATTCTCCGCCATCCGATTATTATATCACCATCCAAATACCGAGACGTTACCAAAACGCAAACTTTCCGCCAGAATACCCATCGACCACAAATGATGGAATATCGTATTCTATTCTTGCGAAGAATTTAATACCAGTAGGTGGCGTTGTTTCGTATTCTATACCCTCCGATCTTCCTGCGGATATCGCGTCGGGAATAGCCCAGCTGTATTTAAAATCTGGGCGTGGATATACCATATCCATAACCCCCGTCCGAATCATCGAGGTAAATAATAGTCCGGTTTCTCTAGTTGCGCCAGAACGAAATATTACGGGCGAAGATACATATATTATACCTTTTAGAACTCCTTTGCGCCCATTGTCTCTTACCGCACAAGGAAATAACGGTTCGGTGGGATTGAAATGGGTGCTGCCAAACATAAACAATGACCCGAATTATTATATAACTGATTCAGTTCCGACCTATTATCGTTATAGTTATTATATCATTGAGCGTCGTGATATATCCTCCTCGTCGACCGCACCGTGGGTCGCAGTTTCTTCAGAAATCGCAATTCCTAGACCCGAAAATGGGGGTATTGCCGGGTATGAAACAACGACCACTGTATCTGGACTTATAAACGAGCACAATCATCAATTTCGCGTTCGTTTGTCGATCAACAATGAATATAATGGCGAGCGTGCATTTTCGGAGTGGACGCATATGTCTGTTATTAATAATGTCGCGATTCCTGAAAGTTCGGGGAATATAGTGTATCCGTCAATCTATCCGTATAAACCGTCGGCACCAGTGTTGCGCTTTGCGGACCGGGCGGATTCAACCAACGTGCTTATAGTTCTCTTTGACCTTCCGAATTATAACGGGAATGCGGATTATTATGAGTGCGAGATATCCTATACACCCGTCGGTAGTGAAGGCGCCCAATGGTATGATATATTCAATGTCTCGAATGGAATCGCAAATATTGGCGATAACACGTCAATATTGGTGGGTGGTAAACTCGAGACTTCGTCGGCCGTCGCTGGGACGGAACAGCGAATCAATGTCGTCTGTAAATCGACCGTGTTGGCCTATGGAATACGGATTCGTCTTATTGGGCGTAAAACGGGACAGGTCCCGCCTTCATATACATTGTATTCTGACTATTCATCAGTGGATTATATAGAGATTTAAGGCTTCGCTTCGCGTCGCTTCACAGTCCATTATGAAGCACATTGATTTGCTCTAATGTAAGTGTATCTGGAAACTCTACATTGAATTTGATTTTAAGAACGCCAGTTTCGCCGTTCTTTTCCAACCCCAAACCAGGTATTGTTTTGATACTACCCGGTTTTATGATACTCCCTGGCTTATTTGCGAGTTTGAAAATCCGGCCATTCAGATGAGCTATTTCAAAATCGAAACCGCAAAGCGCTGATTTCAGGGTGACCGTCTTCTCAATTGCCAGGTCGATGTTCTCTACCTTGAATACCGGATGTTGAAGCACATTGATGATAATTCGGATATCGCCTTTCATTCCCACTTCATTCATGTGCCCGCAATCATTTAAGATAATCGTGTCCCCTCCTAGTATGCCTTTCGGTATTTGCGCGTGAATTGTCTCGCGTTCAATCTTGACGATGTCGTTGTCTGGCACTTGGCGGTCTATTTCAAGCGGAATGGAACACCCGTTGAAGCATTGTTCGAGGGTCAGGGATACGGTTTTAATGATAGTCTCGGGGACCTGGAACACGCGGACATGGGGCTGCTGTGGCTGGTGCTGCTGGTGCTGTGCACCCATCGGACGTCCGTTATTGAATGCTTGAAATACTACTTTTGGACCTGGGCCGTGACCGTGACCGTGGCCGTGGTGTGCCCCCGCGCCTAGACCCCCGCCGAATAACATATGAAGTAACTCTTCGGGAATTCCTGGAGGGAAGCCCGATGGGATGCCGCCGCCGCCGCCTCCGCCGCCGCCGACGCCGCCGAAATGGAATACATTCTGACCGCCTGCGCTACCGCCGATGCCGCCGCCGCCACCTCTGCGCATCATATCATAGGTTCGCCGTTTATTTGCGTCAGATAGGGACGCATACGCATTATTCAACTCCTGGAACATTTGCTTGCTTTCATCAGTATTTCCGTTTTTGTCGGGATGGTGAAGCATCGACATACGACGATACGCCTTCTTGATTTCGTCATCGCTTGCCTTTTCATCCACACCGAGGATTTTATAATAATCCTTATCTTTATCAATGTCATTTGCGTTCATAAACGGGAAATCGCCGCCGCCGAAGTCGTCGCCACTTGTTTCGAAAAAGATATTCGGTCCGTGTCCGGTGCCTGGGCCTGCGCCGAATGGAAAGTTGAAGAACATCCCGAATAATATAAATGGAGTTATTGTTATTTAAATGGTATATTTTATATACTTTATTGAGACGCAGTGATGGAACCTTCCCGCGCATCACCCGATATTCCATTCATCGCAAAATATCAGCCACTTAAAATTAACGAATTCGAGCAATTGGATGAAAACACCATAACTATTATCCGTAGCTTGATTGAAATGGATAATCTAAATATTATGTTCTATGGCGACTCTGGGTCGGGAAAAACATCTATTATTAATGCGACGATTCGGGAATATTATAAAAAGTCAACTAGCGCGGCGATACAAGAGAACATTATGGTATTGAATAGTTTGAAAGAACAGGGGATTCAATATTACCGCAACGACGTCAAGGTATTTTGCCAGACAATGACGATGATTCCGAATCGAAAGAAAATCGTGCTTTTGGACGACATTGATTTAATAAACGAACAGGGACAGCAAGTCTTCCGTAATTGTATTGATAAATACAGCCACAACGTCCATTTCATTTCATCATGTACCAATATCCAGAAGGTCGTAGATACATTTCAAACACGCAATATTATCATCAAAATCAATCAATTGAATCAGGTTTGCCTAAATAAAATTATGTGGAAAATAAAGAATAATGAAAGTCTGCTGATAATGAAGGACGCGGAGGAATTTCTGCTTCAAGTATCGAATGGTTCAGTGCGGACATTGATTAATTATTTGGAGAAAATCAAACTCATTGGTCGAGAGATTACATATGATATTGCGAATAGGATATGTACGAATATCAGTTTTCACCGGTTTGAAGAGTATACACGTGAAGTATTACGTTGCGATACGGATGGCGTGGGGCTTCGTGCGGCTAACGCTATATTATTTCAATTAAATGATGAAGGTTATTCGGTTCTCGACATTTTGGATAATTATTTCTTGTTTGTGAAACTCACGCCAATGTTTGACGAAGATATGAAGTATCGCATTACGTCGCTTATTTGTAAATATATAACAATATTCCATAACATACACGAGCACGATATCGAATTGGCGTTATTCACGAATAATTTGGTGAGGTTGCGTTGGGTTGCGCCTGGGGTTGCGCCTGGGGTTGCGCCTGGGGTTGCGCCTGGGGTTGCGCCTGGGGTTGCGCCCCCAAACGACACAGTGCGATAACCCAGACGGGATTGTATGAGGATTGTAGTAATAATGTAGACAACATATTGTTTCCATTATTTAATGGGTGGGGTTGCGCCCCCAAACGACGCGGTGCGATAACCCAGGCGGGATTGTAGTAATAATATAAGCAACATATTGTTTCCATTATTTAATGGGTATGGCGCGGGTTCTAACCCGGTTTATCGCACCGCGTCGTTTGGGGGCGCAACCCCAGGCGCAACCCCAGGCGCACCCCCAGGCGCACCCCCAGGCGCACACCCAGTCGCTTTTACTAAAAGATACTTCCCTATCAGTGTATGCGACTCCAGCACCTGCGACGGCGACATGCGTGCGAACCACTGAAACTTACTTCGTTTAAGTATATCCTGTTCTGGGATATAGATGCCCGCCGCGGTGGGTGACAGGGGGACATCCTGGTCTGCCAGTAGTTCTTCAATGAGGACTGGCTTATTCGTGGTAGTTTTTACGCCCAGTTCTTCTGCCGGTATGACGCTTACCGCCGTTGGGGTGGCCGCCTGTTTTGACATCCACCACCGAGTCGTCTCCCCCGTAAAGTCCATATCTTGCGTCTGGTCGTGGTTATTCAGGTTCATCAGATACTCCATATATTCCTTCATAACAGGGTCAAATTTACGGCAACCCATTATCTTCGTAGACGGCGAGTATTGTTTTTCGGCTGCGAGAGACGATATCGTACGGAGTTCGCCCATTACGACATTGGCCTTTTCAAGGTGCGCGTCATATAACGACCGCATGTCGTGGAAGCATATAAATGCGCTCGGGATAAGAAACCCGCCGTATATGTGGAGGACGGTCGCGAGTGCGAGGTCGCGCATATGTCCGCGAAGTGGGCGCGGGAGGTCCTCTACTTTGGTGCGCCATTCTGGGATAATCTTAACAAAGGCGTCATCATCGATAAGGCAGACGTTGAAGCTCTCGCCGCAGTGCTCGATAATATTCCTGATGGTTAAATATTGATACGGTTGGTTCAGGTTATCGCTCGTTCTTGTGCCGAAACTCTCCCACGACCGCGCGTTCCTGTCAAACTCGATATGGACCCACAAGATTGGTTTGTTGTTCTTCGTGAGGCTGCTGTCGTTCAGGAGATACTTCTGGATAAGCTCGCCGTCGTTATACTGTTCTTGGACGTCGATTGTTTTCTTATATTTGTTATAAATGAAACCAATTAACATAATGAGGAGATAGGCAATCGCCAGTTTTACGACTTTGTTTTCGAGCATATGGAGTGAAAGAATGGAATGTCTATTATATATCCGAGATATTAAAATTGTCGACACGACTTGCGCGAGTGTAATCAATTCTCCAGTCGGAACATATCAGAATACAGCTTTTTATGGATATCGCGAGAGATTTCATCTTGTTTGGCTAAAATGAAGGCGCGGCGCGTGTCTTCTTCCTCCTGTCTCATCTTGGTCCGCTCGTAGATACGTTCCTGTTCTTGTTTGCTCGTTTGTTTGTATAAATCCCTGCGGGATTGGTCTCTAAATGTCTGTAGTTCGTTTATGGAATTAAACCGTTTTGTATTATAATAATCCTCTTCCGTCACGGGAATAACCGTCTCTGTATGCGCCTTCTTCAGGTCTTCATACCGCAGATTCCCGAATATCCCGCTAGAATACTCTTGGGGTCGCTCTCTCGTGAGGTCGTATCCGCCTCCGCCTCCGCCCGCGCCCACATCGCCTCCCGCATATTCCAGCTCTGTTCTCTCGACGAGCGCATACTTGTTCCGTAATTCTTGCTTCCGATGGTTAAGCCGCGCAACTTTATCCGCCCAGGACCCGCTGTCGTCGCCACCCCCACCCGCATCCGCATCGTTGTCCGTGTGCGCGTCATTCCCCCGGAACCACGCTTCATAACCTGTCTCTGTCTCGTCGTCTTTCATACGGTATTGGTCGAACTTTTCATTAAACCATTTGTTAAACTCACTCACCTTCGCAGTGGCCGTGCCGCTACCGCTACCGCTACCGCTACCGCTACCGCTACCCGTCATCATTTCATCCAGGCGACGTTTCATTCGCTCGTGTGTGTCTCTCGCATACTCGTCGTTCGCCGTGTCTGGACGATGTCCTTCGGTCCGCATCAAACGGTTATAATCAACAACAGTCGCCCCGGCAGCACCCGCCGCATCTACCGAGAGATACGGCGCAGATAGTGTATCCTTTCCGACACACCGCAATGATGGAACCACCGAATTACGCGGCGTTCTCTCGGCGTGTTGCGTATAATGCTCGTTGGTGACTGGGTGGCGGACGGTATAAATTTGATGGAGGATGCGATAGGCTTTCGTAAAGAACAGGAAATACTCCTTCGGGAGCTCGCATTTATCTGGGTGGGTCTTAAGGACGGCGAGTTTTGCGCGCTTCAAGTCGCCTTCGTTGAATAAGGTTGGAATATTGAATAACGAGAGAATATCCGAGAGATTATAATTGTCTATGTTTAGGTCGAGAGATTCCATTGTCTGCGGTCTGTCTATATTTACATTTAGAATTCTAATTTTAGGTTATTTACGAGTATAACATAAGATTGATTGATTGATGGCGTATGATTGTCCTAGACAATCGCGCATCGGGCGAAGAAGGCAATGATGTCAGGTGGATTGGCGCCCGTCACGGAGTCGTCGGGAATATACTCGGTGTTGCCTGCCTTATAGAATAGGAAAACGGGGATGCCATTTACCATTCGCTTCTGCTTCATAAATGCGTAAAAATCCAGGGAGTCGTCTACATTGACTTCGTAGCATTCAACCGGGCGTTCCAAGCGCGACACGATATTGGATACTTGCTCCATTGCGAGGACCTTGATGGTTTTACAGGGGCGACACCAGTCAGCGGTGAGTTTAAGGATGGTGTGTTTGCCTTGCTTCGAATTGAAATCGAGTAGCCCCTTAAATGATTCGCGGGTGAGTTCGACGGGGGTGAGAGACGAGGAGGCCATTATATAGAGGTATGTATTATAAGTATTATAATAATTGTTTATATCCGTTATTTCATTTCATGTGATACGCCTTATCAATCCGTCCATCTCTCAAAACGGACGCATCTATTTCGTGAAGCTCGTCGCGAGTGACATTTGACGTGAGAATCAATATTAAATTTGGATAAAATCCCAAGTCCGTGACTTTATCCAACATCGAATTCCAGTCTGATTTATCCATAACAGGAATCGGAATATACAGGTGCGGCTTCACATTGCCTTGTATTACATTGAGGACGAGTTTATCACACTCTTCCATTACCAGCACAAGTTGCTTTTTATCATCCGGTGAAATTGTGCTATATACTTTGGATAAGGTATCGCCTGGGTCGGTCGGTTTCCACGTGTCACAGTAGTATGCGCTGATTTGCTTGGCTAGAAGAAGCGTGAGGATAGACTTGCCAGTCCCTGGTTCGCCATATATGAAAAATGTGCCGCTCCGCGACGCCTTATTATTTATGATAGAAAGAATATCGTCTATAATCTCTCGTTGATAGTCCCGCGGCTCCTTTTTCAGGAACTTGGTTGCGTCATATTTACGGTCGGCGTATTCCCACCACCACGGATTCCCGCGCCGTTCGCGAATATCAATGATTTTCTTTTCGGTGGCGGAAGACGATCTCGATAGCGAGAGCGAGGACGACGTAGTTCCGCCTCCGGCACCGCCCGTGTCTGTTATGCGCTCATACACCGCACGCTTGATAATGAGATACATCGTGTGTCCTTGATTGTGCTGACTTTCATTCGAGTAAATATAACCTATATACCACTTGCCATAAAATACGCCATATGGCTTCCCATTATGATAGAATACAGAACGGTGGATGTTTAACTTACTCACGAGTTGGTTACATTCCGTTTGGTCGGTGATTTTATACCCTTGGATTTTGAAGAAGTGTGCGAGAATCATCGGGAATGTATACAGGATTGGAATGGCCGTCAGCAGCGACATTGCGATTATGTCATAGAAGCCCATTACTTGGTGGCTGATAGAATATAATGGAATATAATGGAATATGTTTATTTGGATTTGGGCGGTGGCAGGCCGATGGGATTATTGGAAAGTCCGGTGCTTGGCCGAAAATACTCGGTTGGAAACTCGGCGCTTGGCCGAAAATATTCGGTTGGAAACTCGGCGCTTGGCCGAAAATACTCGGTTGGAAATATGATAAACCTACGGAAAATATTGGGTTTGAAATTAGAAAAAATATTGGATATCTCTGGAATTATAAACTTGTGGGGGTTGCCGGGCCAGCCATTCGGTCGTCTGATGGCGGGGCGCCATCGGACACTACAAATTATGATACAAAAAGATATCTCAACGGGAAATATCGTGTGGTATTATAGTATATATCTGAAATACTGGTAAGGATGGTGTCAAATAATAGCTCGGGATGACGGACATTTATAAATGTCTATATTGGCCACAGCGCCGGAGACTTTTGAAATAACACGTAAAAACACGTTTGTGACTGATATGCTCTAAATTGTGTGTTTTTGATTAAAAAAGTTGTGATTGTCTTTTTGAAAGTCCCAAGGGATATGCGGTCCAACCGACCCCCCAACCGACCCCTGTATGGACATTTTTGCCAAATGGTATACGATGATATACATTTGATGTTAAAATGTCTCAACGGGATACCAGTAAGCATAAATCCAAATGCTCTGGATATTCACGACACGATACAGTCTCGTAGCGGGTGAGCCATAGCGTAAGAAAAATCGCAAGACGATAAATAATCATATTTAGGGATACTAGTCGTAATATGATTATTAATATAAATATAAAATATAATGTAATTGTAAATGTTGTTCTCTTGTGAAATATGTCGTATATATACAGGGAATCGTTCAGATTATAAGAAGCATCTACGAACCAAGAAGCATATTAAATTGACAAAAACAGACATATCCACAGTAGACGAAATTACATTCAATGGAGATGACTATGATAACTCGCCTATAGAAAATGATGAAGCTGCCTCCGAAAATTATATTGTTTTGAATATATCAGAAATACCAAATAAACCCAAACGATTGTATAATGGGGTTAATATTGCGAAAAAGGTAAAACCGTCGTATAATAAGGATAATATTTGTTCATATTGTGGACTCGGATATTCTCATTTATCTGGATTATATCGTCATATGAAAAAATGTGTTGGACCCCCGAAAGAACCCCAAACGAATACAGTCGTTCCAAATTTGAACGGTGTCATCAATACGCTATTATACGAAAACAAAGAATTCAAAAAACTGATTTTGGATGTTATTAAAACGAATTCCGAAATAATTAAGAGCAATCAAGAATTAGTATCATCGCAACATGAAGTAACAAATAAAATGTTAGAATTGTGTAATAAAAACAATGCGGCTCCTGTGACAAATAATATTTACAATCATAAAGGTGATAATCACTTTAACCTAAACCTTTTCCTAAATGACACCTGTAAAGATGCGATGAATATGAGTGACTTCGTTAATTCAATCGAGGTTACGATGGATGATATGGAAAACGTAGGTCGTTGTGGATATGTCGAAGGGATTTCAAGTATATTTATTGATAATCTTAAAAATACCGATATTCATAAGCGGCCGATTCATTGTAGCGACCGTAAACGACAGACTCTTTATGTGAAGGACTCTGATAAATGGGAACGAGACGAAGAAAGCAGCCAGATATTGAAAACGGCGGTTCTACGTGTAGAGCATAAGCACGCTAGACTCATAAATAAATGGACCGACGAACACCCTGGTTGCGAAAAGAGCTACAGTCGCGATAACAATATGTATACGAATATATGTCGTAATATAACTGATGGTGAAGACGAGAAAAATGTACGTAAGATTATTAAAAATATAGCGAACGAAACGGTAATAGAAAAGAATGCGTTGATGTCGTAATTTTATCTATTCATATATCAAGAATACACTTGATATATACATTTATGTATATTCTATGTAATTTATACCCTTGAATAATTATAATGGGACAAAATCGTCTAAAATTATAATAAAAATATATATAATTTTTATTATATATTATCATAATGGAAAATGAAAATATAATTAGCACAAGATAATTCTACAATAAAAGAGGAATTACAAGCAACCAATGTAATTACACAAAATATATAGTATCTTCATTTTTGTGGACTACTGTGTTGTCGCACCGCAAACGATACGTAATACATCATTTACTTACGACCTTTACGACGCGATTTACGCATATTACGCGATTTACGCATATTACGCGATTTACGCATATTACGCGATTTATATTTATACGATCTACCGCCCATTAGAGTACAATTTGTCGGACAAGGACCAGGACCAGCTGAATCCCTGCATGGTTGGTTTATGACGGCTGCTTCTTTATTCTTCTTGGCATCTTTCGCCCATTCGACCGCAGCTTTACTTAATTTATCTTTCCATTTTGTTTCCGATGACTTATAGTCGTAATCCTTTATAACGTCGTAAATCATAGTCTCCACAGTTTCCCACCTTATAGGTCTCAAATTCATCCCACTATTATGTTCTTTTTCCCAAGCTGTAATTATATCTTTAACATTGCGGTATGTGAGTCTGGTATCTTGCTTACTCAAAAACTCGTAAACAGAGAATTTTAAAAAATCCACAGCTTCAGGCTCGGAGCATTTCATCTGGTCATGTTCAGTCATTGCTTTTCCGTATATTATATAAATTATATAAATTACATATATTTTAATATCGATACATTTGATAAAGTAATGTGTAATATTTGTAAGACAACAAGTGCCCTAAATACTCAAAAATAAAAACCACTATATAATAAAATGAAACGCCCCGTTGATTTTATTATAATCGGAAGCGGTATCGCCGGATTATACGCGGCATACCAAATCAAACGCATCTCACCCCCAAACACAACCATCCTTATTTTAGAGAAAAACGCGAAGCAATGGATGGGTGGGCGTATCGGGAACGAAACATTTTATGGTGTGGATATCGTTGTCGGCGCCGGTGTTGGACGTAAAAACAAAGACCACGCATTGATTCAATTGCTGAAAGAGACCAAGGTCCCCTATTCCGAGTTTGTATCCACGCGAAACTACGTCCCGCCATTCCAGCCCGTCGACCTTATGGCCGCAATGCGAACCCTGAAGGCCGAATATAAAAAACACCCCGACCAACACCGCCATAAGACATTCAAACAATTCTTTCTTGAAGTATTCGGCGCGAAACTATACAAGGATTTTGTCATAACTACCGGATATACCGACTTTGAAAACGCCGACATCTACGAAACATTGTATCACTACGGTATGGATGATAATGTCGCTGGATGGACTGGATTAAGTCTTTCGTGGAAACATCTTGTTGATACATTATACGCCCGAATCGGCAAAGAACATTTTAAATTTTCGTCGGAGGTGAAGCGCATCCAGAAAATAGAGGACGACCTCATCCACAATCCCGCCTCATTCGGTGGCTTTGAAATAACTACCGTGGATAATAAGCACTACTACGCAAATAAGGTGGTCGTCGCAACGACGATAGACGCAGTCAAGAAAATCGTCCCAGGCGCGTCGGCGCGAACAAGCATTTATCAGCAAATCCACGGACAACCATTTCTCCTCGTATACGCGAAGTTTGACCGCGGGAGCACCGAACTAATGAAGAAATACGTCACCGCATTTACACCCCTTACAGGGCCACTCCAGAAAATAATACCGATGGACCCGAATAAAGGAGTATATATGATTGCTTATACAGATAACGCACACGCGACACGATTAAAAGCCGGTGGCACGCTTGAAAACACGCGGAAAAATTGTGAAATGTATTCAAAGTGGCTGGCAGACGCACTTGGAATACCGCTGCTGAATATAACGGCAATTCGGGATTATTATTGGCCGGTGGGAACACATTATTATGAGCCGTTGTCTAGCGGAGGTGGTGGCGGTGAATTCAAATCTCGCGCGGATTTCATTCATAAGGCCCAACATCCTGAAAAGGGAGTGGTTCTAGTGGGAGAGATGTCTAGTCGCCATCAAGGATGGGTGGAGGGCGCATTAGAAAGCGTTGACAAAGTGATTACGAGAGATTGGGTGAATACCGTCTAATCCATCACTCGCGTCTCGCCCCACTCGTCGCCTCACTAAATTCAATATATACGTCGTGTATCGCCGCGTATATCATCGTCCCAACGACGGTCACTAGAGGAAGATACTCAATCATTTTTTATTATACTTCCGATATAATAAAATATATACACTATTCCGCCTCCTCCGCCTCCGCCTCCGTCATTTAACTCAAACCACCTCCGCCACCGCCCGCTCCAATTCATCTATCCGGATATGTGGCAACTCGGTATGCGCCTCCCAGAAATACTTACAATACGACCATTTAAAGTCCAATTTATCACAGTAATAATGGGAGTAAGAACGTTTCAGCTTCTCCGCCAACATCGGAGGCAACAGCCCGTGCCCTGACATCGGGAGGACATAGCACAATTGGACGAGATCGCGCACAGGATTCTTGACCGGCGTGCCTCCCGTAAACAACGCAGTATCCAAATGCGGGATATAACGCATCAAATCCACCAGCAATGGCGCATAGGAGTATTTATAGGTCCATCGCCAATCCACGCATCCCGTCGAATAATACCGCATCGTCCATTCCAATCCCTCTATATAATTAACGCAAATCATCTGAAGTCGATCTACGCCGCTTCCTCCGCGGCCGCGCTCTTTCGCATAAATATCAACCCCTAGCAGTGCGTCATAATACCGATACTCCCAGTTCTCGCGAAACGGGTCAATATACCGCTCCACTGCGCGTTCCTGCATCGGAATACCCATAAACTCATTGAGTGAATGACACCGCTCGATATTCCCCACCAATTGGACGACCCGGTTACACGCAACTTTCGTGAGTTCACGAAGGTCCACTGCTACAATGGGCTGTGGCGTCCCCGTCGACGCCACTGGCGCAGCATTATGGCCCAGACCCCCCATTCTGGCACCGCCGCCGCCGCCCCCTCCCTCGCCCCCACCGCCGAATCGCTGTTTCCCCTGTCGATCACGCGTCTTATGCTCGTTCATAAACCGGTTATGCTCGGTCTCTGCCAACAAGGCAATAAATGCGCGCATCGTCTTCCATACAATCGTCGGTCGTCCGTCCGCTGTCGCGCGCGTGACTAGATACTCCTTACTCTGGCGAAACATACTCGCATAGGTCTGAAGTAGCACGGTCATTCCATTTGTGCGTAAATTCAATGAGGGGAAGTGCGGCATAAAATCATTCCCGAGCATAAATGCCATCACGATATAGTCGTCAATCGCCGCAATGACCTCGGGTGTGATATATGGTCTCGCAACGACAGCGGTGTCACTGGTCTTCGTCTTCGCCTCGGTAGCTGCGGTTTGTGCGTCGGAAACATACGCACCGCTCACCGCTGAACTCGCCGTCGCCGTCTCGCGCATAACCGCCTCAAGCGAACACGCAAATGTCGGAATATCCAGATAATACTGTTCGTTACTGGAAAGTGTGCTATCCAGAGACTGAATGAACTCGGGAGTATCGCGATACAAGTAGATGTGTTGCGACACGTGAAGGTGATTCAAACAAAGCATAATCAAGTCCGCATCCAAACCATAGATTAGCGTCGTGGTGTCCTTGTGATACCCCGCATTATTGCGAATGTATTCAAATATTTTATGCTCTCCTTCACCCGGAACACCACTACCGGAGTAAATATATTCGATAGTGGTCCCGATGACGCGCGCTTTCTCCGCACAATAATCGTTCATCTGTTGGTCCAATTTCGCCATAAATCGTGTGCCTGGTGTGATAGATGACGTATTCCAGGCTTTCTGTGCCACTGCGGTACCCGCACCCGCACCCGCACCCGCACCCACTGTCATCGGATCCAATAACGCATTCTTTCGCGTGATCGTCTGCTCTACCACAGTTGTAAACCACGACTTATACCGTCTCTCGCGCTGTTGGTTCAGTTTAGCAACTGGCGCCACGCCATCAAAGGCAATCAATACCTTGCCAGAGGGACGAAACATCGCCAAGTATTCGTTTATTTTTTCACACACGGTCTGAATCAACCGTGCCTCATATTCATCATCGGACATTCCCCGGTTCGACCCTACGACACGCACTGCGTCGTAGATGAGTCCATTTGTATCCATATACAGATTATGAATTCCTGGCAGACCGCTCAACTTTTTAATAACATTTTTGTGCTGCTTGACAATATTGGAGAAGTAACTTGGAATACCCATTTCGCAGACCACACACTAGATACATTATCTATTGTGATACGTTTATATATCAATTTTCATTCGTCCAAGGCATTTTCGATTGATATCCGATTTATTCATTCGATATCCGATTTATTCGATATCAAATTTATTCGATATCCGATTTATTCGATATCAAATTTATTCGATATTAAAATACCATATCTATATAACAAGAAGCGCGCAATGACACTTCAACTCACATTCTCGAATGTCATCCAACTATTCAGTATATTCGCGCCCCTGTTTTTAGGAACGTTCCTTGTGCTTGTCTCCGTATTCAACCAGAATATAAAGGGAATGATATATCTAGGTGGCGTGCTTATTGCGTCGGTTATCAATTATATGGTGAGTATGGTGATTGGCAGCGAACCTCTAGAAAACGAAGGCACCATATGTAATCTCGTTGAATTTCCCCTAATCCCCTCTAGGTATAATGTCCCCAACTACAACAGTATGTTTATCGGGTTTACGCTGATGTACTTGCTGCTTCCAATGTTAAGCAATAATCAAATCAACTTCTGGATTGTAGGAACGATTGTCAGTATATTCGCAGTGGACGCTTATGTGAAACTCTTATATTTCTGTACGGTTCCTCGTGGTATAACCATCGGCGGTATCGTCGGCGCATCTCTCGGCGCGGTCTGGTATTTCTTGCTGAAGTTCAACAACTTTGAGAGCTTACTGTTTTTCAATGACCTTACCAGCAATAATGTGGTGTGTAAGCGTCCTCAAAACCAGACATTCAAATGCTCGGTCTATAAGAACGGGCAGGTTATACAGGACTTATAATTCTTTTGTCGATTCTCCACTCTCTCGTTTACGCATTCGCGTAAATTCGGTCGTTGCGATTCAACAAAAACTGTGCGATTCATTGTATACATTATATTGTCATCATAATGTATATACACCACACTACATGGTTTCCAAAACAAGAAAAGCGCCAACGGCGAGCGCGACCTTGTTCGAACCAGGAACAACCAAAACCGGCAATGACGGAAATAAGTGGACCATTATCGCTGATACACGCGGCGTCCAGAGATGGCGGAAAATCGACGCAACAACGCGGAAAAACCGGACGATGAAACACCGCCGAGGTAAATCCGCGCGAGTTCTAGCGATGGAGGCCGACCCAAATACAGTCTGGGGCAAGAATAAGCCACTCGAAAAGCTGTGGAATGATTTAGCGTCAGAGCGTAAGGTTGTCGTAATATACGCGAAGCCGAGTAGCTCTCATAAAATAGTTACGATGCCCACATCAAAGACAGCAAATAAAAAACAATATATCGAGTTTGATGATGACCCAAATATTATCGCTGTTTTATCGTCGAATATATCCCAAGATGCGTATGAAGTTCATTTATATCCAAAAGCCAAAGACAAATCCGTCGAATATGTTATAAAAAATTATAAGAAATTCTTCAAGGATTGGGGGGTGGCAGACACGCTTCCATACATGAAAAAAGTTATGGTTCCGTCCTAATATATGTGGGTCTTCGTTGATTATCCATTATCGGCGATAATCTAATTATAAAATTTCCCGTAATTCCGCACCATCCACCCCGAAAAATCCGAAAGCAGCAACTGTTTGTGAAACCCGTTTGTAAACATTTTCAGGTTGCCGCCATTGGACCGCTCACCGTATATCTTGAAAAAATACTGGACCACATCCGATGTTTTGGCGCGTTTATACTTATCCTCTGCTTGTTCGTAAGTAAAGGCCGGTTTTTGTTTGCGCACATTGACTACATTATGAAAATCCACCAGAAAATAATGGAGCTGTTCTTTTGTAGTGATTTGGGCCAACACTCGCGAATTTTTTGACATATAATCCGTCGCGTGTTGCGTACATTCCGGACACGGTAAATTCGCGCAAATACGCTGGATATACTGAATAAGGTCGGCCTTTATTTCTGCGAAATCACTAGGAACTGCCTTATACGCCAATGTATGAAATAAATACCAGACACACGGCCCCCAAACGCTTTTTGAAACCATTATTTGTTATTTTATCTATTATTATCTATTATTATCTTATTTTGGAATTATGTTATGAAATCATATAATTATATGAATATAAAAAAATCACAATGTTATATTCATAGAATGAGTAATCAAGGGTTTGAATACGAAGTAGAGGGTGAGATTGATTTTTTCAATGAGTTGAAACAAATGACTACGGCCAGCACCGCGCCGACGGCCAGCACCGCGCCGTTATGCCTCATCACCGACGAACCACTACGCAGAGACCATATTACACTACAATGCGGGCACCGGTTCAATTATGTTCCTCTATTTAAAGATGTGTTGTTTCAAAAATGCGCGCTATTGCCTAAAAATCTCTCGGCGAGTATCATTACAACATATACGAAGACCGCGCCAGCGGCGGCAGCGGCGGCGGCGGCCCAATCAGCCCTTCCCACATACCAGACCCAGACCCAGACCCAGACCCCAAGTGTGCTTTCCGTCATGTATAATAGCTCGTATAATCTAGAAACCACCAAACTCCAATATAATGAAATGAAATGCCCGTATTGTCGAACTATCACACCGCATATTCTTCCATACTATCCATACCCAGATGTATCTAAAGTGAAGTATGTTAATATTCCGCCGAATCTGGCGCTCCCAGCGGTATCGTGTGAATATGACAAGTATATGTCAGGCGTGAAACCAGTATTCGCAACAAATGACACTACGGCGACGTGTAAGTCATTATGTGTTTATAATGAAAAATATGACGTTATGTTATGTAATAAACACTTGAATAAATTGGAAACACTCCCGGTGGCGGCGGCGGCGGCCCGGGCTAAAACGACTAAATCCAAAAACAATGATGAGAACGTTATTATTTCGCATCATAATCAGGCAACGAGTGTATGTTCGTTTGTATTATTATCTGGCGCACGCAAAGGATGTCCTTGTGAAAAACCGTTGTGGGTTCCGAAAACAACGTTGCCGTTGGAAGGGGGAGGGGGACCGCATACGTTTTGTAAGGCGCATTATGCGAAGGGCGGGAACTACGTTCTATAGACCAATAGGGGGTGATCCCCCCCCCCCCACACCCAACGGCGCTATACTGTTCGGCTTCCGCCGTAAATATTGACCGACGGTGTAAATTGACGGCGGTATTATTCGTTCCGACTACGGTCATCTCGTTTAGAGGGGTGACCCCGCTCCCACCCCGCTCCCAACCCCCTCCCACCCGCCGCCTGCTCCCCAACCCCCTCCCACCCGCCGCCTCCTCCCCAACCCCCTCCCACCCCCCATTGGTCTATAGAGCGTAGCTACCGCCGTGTGGGGGCGGAACCCCAGGCGGAACCCCACTACATCCGCATAAAGACATTGTTCGCACGAGAATTGCCCGGAAGAGGCTGAAGCGGACATAAAACCGAAGACGGTGGGCTTGATTTCTGTAATTTCGCGCGACGAACCGAGATAGAAGACGACCCGACACCCGAACCAGCCGTATATGACGCATTTTTGTTGTTGTTATGGACGTCGCCCATCAATGTTAACCGAACACGTTTCAGCATATTGTATTATATTATACCACGGTATAATATATTTGAATGAATTTCATCAAGCGCTATCTTCCAGACACGCTATCGCGAGACGACAAAACACTACAGCGCAATGAACTAGCTAAATCGCGGAAATTATATAAACGCCGCAAATATTATACCCGCCGTAAACCCATCCGCACATTTACATCTAAACCATCCAAGCATACTGCGCGCGCCAGAACGCTCTACAGAGTAGACAATATCAGACCGACGAGAGAATTAGCCTTACGAACTGGATGTTCGATACGCGGATTGAAGCAAATCGTCCGAAAAGGTGAAGGTGCCTACTATTCATCGGGCTCGCGCCCTAATCAAACCCCACAATCGTGGGGAAATGCGCGCCTCGCAAGCGCCATCACTGGCGGGAATGCGTCGGCGGTGGATTTCCATATCCTGGATAAAGAATGCGACCACCACAAGCCAGCATATCGTTTAGCACAAAAACCGCGAAAATAAAGGTGTAATCATTTTCGTTCGGTCGGCGTAGTCGTATATTTATTATATCGTTCATAATTATATCAATGGCCTCTCTACCACCACAACAACAATATCCTCTTCCAGTCGAAGACCCATCGCTACCCGCGCCCATCGGAATCCCATCGATGTCTATGAATATGGAGCCACAAGAAGCCACTTGCGAATTAGTGACGAAGGCAAGTATAACCAAGGACCAACTGAAGGATTATTTACGACAATGGGTTCGTGTTGAAAATGAAATTAGCACCCTAAATTCCGAAATAAAGAAGCGTAAACTGCTTCATCAGCAATTATCATCGTCACTATTAAACGTTATGCGACAAAACGAGATAGACTGCTTTGATTTGGCAAATGGCCGAATTGTGTATTCCAAGACAAAGACCCGTGCACCTCTCAACAACGGCCAACTCAAAACTGCGCTTACGACGTATTATAAAGATGACACGGAAAAAGCGACCAATCTTACCATGTTTTTATTGGCTTCCCGTGTAGAAAAGACACGCGAATCTATCAAAATGAAAATACCGAAAAACAAATAAATAGTTATGTTATATTATTGTATTCTATATAACATACAAAATACGTGGATGTTTTATATTGGCGGCGCCGGTAAAAAAAAGGCAGTCCGAGAGATATTGAAAATTAAAGAAAAATCCGATATAGTCGTGGAAGCCGAACAAGACCGCGAACGGTCTCGGAGTAGGTCTCGGAGTAGGTCTCGGAGTAGGTCTCGTTTAAGTCACGTGTCAGGCGATGTTGTAGACGACGACACCGACGACACCGACGACACCGACGACACCGACGACATCGTCCCCGATGTCGAATCAGAAACGTCGACTGACCCAGACCACAACGATTACATAACCACAGCGGGTAATATTAATACTGCGGGCCTACACCACCATTATTCATTTACAGAAGAAGAATTAGACTATGATATTGAAGAATTCGCAGACCAACATCCGGATATGAAAGAATTTCAGCTTGTAATCTATCAAATCAATACGAATAATACAAACCCCTTTCTAGAGTTCTTATTTTACTACGATACAGCAGCGCATTGTCGTCTGCCCTATATCCATCATAATCCGAAACATAATATACGCAAAGAAACCGACGGTATTATGGATAAGTTGTTTATAGGCAAATATCGCTTCAAGGGATTTTTTCACGACGAGCTCACCGATAAATGTTTCGTATTTTATGAAAAATATTTCATCGCTGCGTCCGCTATGCACGAACCGACTGCCGCATTAATATCTCTAAAAAAAACGCACAATTGGTTTTGGGTGTGTACCACTGAAATCATCTACCAGCGAAAATATATGACAAAACCGATAGATGTTGACGCGGTTGATTTCTTCTTGGCATATCCTACCGTGGGTATATTACAGGCGACACTGCGTCCCCCCCGCAAATACTCTACCAATAAACGTCACGACACTCGCGACCATTTTCACGCGGTCAATATTGAAGCCCCGACCATATTATACTACGGATCCAATTTTTGTTATGCGAAAAACACGGCATTATACGGACTAAAACGCGAGCCGATTATTGCGCGGTATGGTCCTTTTTATTATTTTACGACACTGGAGCATTCCTATTATTGGGCGTGTTATCATAACAGTGTGGGCGGTTCTAATAAACGCGAATCGGGCAACGGCGGTATTTCGCGCTATGCTGTATTTACAAAACGAATGAAGACGGCGTTTATTGATGATGCCTATGATGCCGATATTGTGAAGAAATATACCGACCGAAAGAATATGTTCGAAACCAAAATAAACGAATACCGGCGAAATCAGGAGGTTTATCAACCAGGGTTGTATGATAGTATCTATAGCTACGACTATTCTTGGACGTCGTCATACGACACCCTATATAACGGGTATTATAATGTCAATAAAATACTTCGCCCGGTTTGGTGTGTTAGCGATCATCAACATTTCGAACTGTTGTCATATTATGAAGTAGAAACCGATAATATTCCGGCCAAATACGACCCCGCATACTCGGATTATACTATTATGTAAAATATTATAAGGAGTATATAACACATACAACAATACATATTCAGTCGCAAAATGGGGTTATTTGATAACAAATTATATAACTTCATTATGCTTTTATTTGTTAGTGCGATTATCGTTCAGATAATGAAATTTTTTGATATTGAATACGTATTTTATATTAGTTATTTGTTATGGTTCATCGCAATAGGTATTTTTGTCATTGTGCTTCCGAGAGGGCAAAGTTCGATTATTTAGAGAATAAAATGTCGCACATATACATATACATATACATATACATAAATGACGGATGTTATCACTTACAATACTGAATTAGAACAGCTATTGAAGGAGAACTCTGAAGAATGCGAATCTCTTTCGATTCTTCATCGTATGTCGTATGAAAAATATAACAAACGGTCCAATTATATCAATATACCTGTTATTATTTTGAGTAGTGCTATAGGCTTTATTACCGGCATTGATTTACAATATGACAGAATGAATATTATATTAGGTGTAGGAAGCGTATTTGTAGGAATCATTAAATCAGTGGATACATACTTTCAATTGGCGAAGCGCGCAGAATCGCACCGAATCTGCTCTTTACAGTTTTCGCAAATATCGAAAAAAATACAGATAGAATTAACCCTACATCGAAGACAACGTGCTACCGCAGAGAATATGATGAATATTGTCAAAACTGACATAAAAAATATGCAGGACATCGCACCGCTCATTGATGATGACATTATTGAAATATATAATGGGAAATATCGTCGCTATAAGAGGGTGAAGAAGCCTAATTTTGTAAATGGACTCACCGAAGTCAAAGTTAATCCTTACAACAATGAGCGCGAATATGAGTTTGCTAGTAGACACGGGAGTCGGGAAGCCAGCCCGAATAACGGCGACGGCGACGGCGATGTCAATGGAAATGGAAATGTAGACGGTGATAATAATAACACTGATATTATACGTCGTTCATCGCAGTCACACCCAAACTCACTCACACCGCAGCAGCAGCAGCAGCAGCAGCAGCAGCAGCTATTCACGCAAGAAACGATATACAATAAAAGTGTAGAACCGAATCTAATAGGTGAAAACTATACAAATATCACAGTAGTTCCACCTATTCGTTCAAGTCCGTCAATATCAGAACCAATAGTTAGTAATATCCCGCCGACTCCTGATATATTACAAATGTTACAACACCTACAGTCGCAGGCACATTCGCAGGCACATTCGCAGGCACAGTCGCAGGCACAGTCGCAGGCACAGTCGCAGTCACGGGTTCAGTCGCAGGCACCGTCTCCGGCAACTAGCGTTCGCAGTTCTGCTTCAGTTGTGTTAGGTGAAATACGAACAGATAGTAATGGGAATCATAATATGAGTATTTAAGAATAAATTGAAGCAATGTTATAGATATACAAAACATCATAGGATTGTATATCTATTTAGTTTATTATGAACTCCACCCTACCTACACCGACCAAGTCCGCCACCGCAACCGTAGCATCCGTGCGTTCAAAATCAAAACTAAATACTACTATTATGAAGGAACACCACGACAAAATAAGTGAAAAGATGGAGGGAGGGATATTAGTAAGAAGATATGAAAAAGAGAAGATAGAGATGTGAGGTATAAAGTATAGAGAAGCGAAAAAAATTGAAATGATAAAGAAGGAAAGTATAGAAGGAAGCGATAAAGCAAAGAGAATTACAACGATGGAAAGCGTAGTGAGAACGATGATGAAGATGACGGG